AACCTTTAAAATCTTTTTTAGCTTTATTAGTGTTTGTAAGAAGCCAAGCTCTAGCTTTCTCGCATTCTGCTTTTATATCTACATTTGGATATGCTTTACTCCACATATCAATCAATTCTTCAGGCATTTCATCAAAAAACTTATTAACTCTATCAGGATATGGGTCAACACTCTTTCCTTGATAGCTAACCTTGCTATATTCTTTGACTAAGTAATCAAAAAACTTTCGAGCATCAACCCATTTCTCCTCGCCATTCACTCTTACTTTGACTTCAAGAAACATCAAAACCACTTACTCGCTTGTTGTTTCTTTTTTCTTTCAGCATAATATGCTCTTTGTTTTTTAGCATCACATTTTTTACAATAGGAATTATAATACCCATTATACTTTTTTGCATTTAATTTGCTTAAAACAACATCACACATTTTGCACTTCTTGTCGTTCATTAGAATGGGATCTCATCCACACTACCTGTAGCACTTACACTATCTGTGTTTGATGCACTAACAGATTCTTCTTTTGGCTTAAACTCACTAAATTTAAGGCTCATATATTTTTTAGAACCATCTTTAGAAGTATTAATCCAAGATGCAATTTGCATTTTTTTACCATTAACTTCGCAGTTGCCTGTAAAGTCTGGATGTTTATCACTTTGTTTGTCAGTTTGTCTAAATAATACACCAGTATTATTATTATCATAGTTTGACATTCTTTCTCCTTTGTTTTTTCATGTATTTATATAACATTTCTATATCTTTAAAATTTCCATTACTTTTCATTTGATTTGCTTTTCTTGATATAATTTGCAAATTTCCCTTTATATAACCTTTATCATTATCTATTCTATCCAAAGAAGGAGAATTGTCTGTTGCAACACCAACTCCTACAAATAAAGGAATTTTGTAAATTGGACAATGTTTAGGAATTTTAGGAACATCTTTATATGTATATAATTCAAAAGCAAGATTTTTCTTTATTGCTCTTCTTCTTGCTCCCTCTCTCATTCTTATTCTTGGATCTTTTTTGTGCAATTCTTTTCTTCTGTTTAAATAAATTGGACAATTAATCCTATCCCTATCTCTCTCTAATTTTTTTTTAATGC